AAGACTTTGTTGCATACTGGTCGTTTTGAGGTTACTTTTACACCGTATTCCTTATCACCTGCCACTCTTCCCAGTATCAATACTTCTGCTTATTCATTGCGTGAAGTTGTTGATCTTAGATATCAGAGCGAAGTCAAGCTTAATTTACCCTACATGCTACCTCAGAGATACATCTCTACTAATTCTGCACCTTTGAGGTGTAGTGGTACTGTACAGATATCAGTTATTAATGAATTGCGTTGTCCTGAAAACGCTTCATCAACGATTGATTATATAGTGTACTATACTGCAGGTGATGACTTTGAATATAGTAATCCTAGTAATTGGCAGCAGCAACAGCCTTTTCAATTACAGAGTGGGCAAGATGAGATTATTGTTGACAGTGGTATTGCAGAGAGTAGACGAGAGAATTTTAGCTTAGAAGCAGCTAAATCATGTATTGGTGAGCAGTTTACTTCGCTTAAACAATTTTTGAATCGTTTCTCTACATGGTACAATAGTGGTACTACTTTACCTTCTGGTAATACTGCTACCACGTTGGCAGTGTTTCCTTTTGCCTTTGCTTCAGTTACAAATCTTTCTGCTACTGGTGTATTGCAGGCTCCACGAACTGGTGGCGATATTAGCAATTGGGTTGCATCTCTCTATGCTTTCTATAGAGGTAGTGCGAGGATTATGCTTAAGCCCGCATATGCTACTGGCAAAGATGGTGTAGTCTTTATGTCTTTGGTAAATCCTACTGGCGCAAATGATGTTGTTTTCTCTGGTTACAATGCTCCTGCACCAGGGACTGTCTATCCATGGAGTAATCCAACTGTTGGCGCTCCTGGTGTCATGGTTGGTGGTGGTGGTATTACCATGGCTGAGCCTAGTTCTTCGTACGGTTATTGTCGTGTCCCGTACTATAACAAGTATCCTATTTCACTTGTTATTATGCCGAATAATACTAATTCTTTCAGCACGGAAAGATCGCAGCCTATTACTGCTGCAAATTTTATCGTACCTGATGGTTCTTTAACGAATTATAATTTGTTTAGATCATTTTGTGACGATTTTCAGTTCACGTTCTTTGTGGGCTGTCCTGCGATGTTGGTCGCATACTCCTAGAGTCAGGAGAGTTTCAAGCTTTGTGTAAGCAGAATTTTCTTTCCATCCAACAACTATAGATGGGAACTATGTTGCAATGTTATGACCGTAATATCTCTTAACATTGATCTGTATAGTTTTTGCGAGTAATTAATTAC